GCCGCTGCCACGCCTTCAACAATAGGGCCTATAATTTGCCAGTTGTCTGATACAAAAGTTCCTACTGATCCAATTCCTTCAAATATATCAAGAACCACACCGGCTACCACTGCAAGGTCATTTATTGCATTCGTTGTAAACGTTTGGAAGCCATCTGTATTTGCGAGATCATTAAGTCTCTGTAGAACCGGCTGAAATGCCATAGTGGCATTATTTTGAAATACCGTCCACATTTGTCCCCATGTCATAGGCATAGATTCAAAATTAGCATTTATCTCATCTGTTGCCGCAAATACTGCTTGTTTCACAACATCTGCCGACAGTTCCCCATCTTGTGCCATACTTCGAATCTTACCTATCGGGACATCAAGATAATCTGCAATATTCTGAATCAGATTCGGTGCCTGTTCAAAAATACTGTTCAACTCATCTCCACGCAGCACACCAGATCCTAATGCCTGTGATAACTGCAATTCTGCATTTGCTGCTTCCTGCGTAGACGCTCCTGCAATTGTCATCTGCTTTTGGACTAAATTTGCGAACTGGACAACTTCTGCACTGGAACTAAATGCATCTTTCGCATTATTACCAAATCGAGCAACCACACTCGCCATATCTCCTAATAATCCTCTGGCATCGTTTGCAGCCACATAAACCATGTTGTACAAATCGGCCGTACTCTGCAATCCGTCATTCATCATATTTAATCTGGATGTAGTCTGTGTGATCTCATCCGACATCTCCAAAATTTTTCCAGCCGTCTGAATACTCAGGTACGCCCCTGCCATTCGTTTAATTGCCGAAACTAAATTCGATGATTCACTTGCACCGTTTTGCAATGACTGATTAAATTGTTCCTGTCTTCGAATATTATCATTGATCGGACTACCCGCCTGTTGCATTGTTTGATTGAATTCTTCTGCCGCTACAGTTGCCTGTGCAATTTCATTCCGGGCAGCGAATAATGATGCTGTATTAACCCCAGCATTCATGGACTGATTCATATCATTCATAGCAGATATGGTCATATTTACAGCACTTACAATATGCATAAGAGGAGCACTAAAGTTGTCCGCCAGCTGTATTCCTGTTGTAATTGTAGCCATATCATCACCGCCCTTCTGCTTCCTTGGCTATTCTCTTTGCCTCTTTCTTTTCCGCTTCTACCCTTATATCTATACAGGCAATAATAAAAGCCTTTTCTTCCTCTTCTAATGCGACCCACTGGGAAGGAAGAATGTGAAGCTTATGTAACGCATAATACGCATAATTAGCTTCAACATCCCCTTCCTCAATTAGTTTTTTGCCTCGGCCTTTTTATCGTCTAAGGTACTGAATCCATGATAGTTCTGCACCCATTCGGATAAGTCCTGATATTCTCCCGGCTCATCAATCATTGCATATAACAAATCTCCCGGTGTTTTCACTCCATAAGAATCCTGAAGCTCTGCATTATACAAATCTGGTTCGACCACACTTTCCGCGATCAGTTCATTCAGATATCCTGCTGTATCTAATTTAGGCCGAAACATATTAGGTTTTCCATTGATTTGTACATCCTTGGTGTGCTTTTCTCTAATAGTTTCATTCTCCTTTGATGATACCGGACGAAATACAAAATCGAGTGGATTACCTTTTTCATCAACAAAAGCCTTTGATGGTGCATATGTTCCATTCTCTTTCTTAATTTTGTTTTTTTTGAAAAATCTACTTAAATTTGACATATGTTATCTCCTTTTTCTTTCCATATAAAAATCCCCTCATGCAATGCACAAGGGGAATATATTACGCTGCTAATCCAATAAGTTCCTCAAATTTCTTTGGCATATCGAAATCATCAAATGTGAAATCAACATCTTCATCCAAATAAGAATCTGACGAAGCATCAAACTTTGCAAGAATGCCTCCATCAATATTACACTGCAACAGGGTAATGGTCTGCGATCCTGCATCACTCGATGGATCATCATTTGTAATCTCCATTTCAAAATACACATCATCTCCGGTATCTTTGAAATTAAGCATCATTTCGCGAAAAATACTGGTATTGTAATGCATCGTGCAAGAACCAGTTCCTTCCCACGATACGGATTTATTTCCTTTACCGGTTTTTCCAAGCGTAGGAATTTTCACCTTATTTTTTTTGAATTTCGCTTCCATCTTAATCGCTGTCATAAGGTTATATCTCCGCTCTCCAATCGTGACATAACACTGGGCAAGAGCTGCAGAAATGGAATCCTTTGCCAACATTACATTAGACATTTACCTCACCTCCTCCTATTTCACCACTGTAGTCATGTACATAATACTCATGGTGTTTACCACCTCAACAGCATTCTCGACAACTACAGATTTCTTTGTTTCGCCCCGCATCACAGATACAAAATCACGCTTGAAATTTTCAATTGCACGTAAATTCTGTAATTTTTCCCGAATCTCACACAGTCCACTTTTCAGGCTGTTCCGCCCCGGGGCATCATTTGGGAACTTACCACGGAATCTTGTTTTAAAGAGCAGTGCATCATCATTTGCCAGCTGATCTGCAACACGAACCGTCTGATTATCGCAGAAGAACTCATTGCATTCCTCTGTAATCGTCACATGTGTATTGATATCACTAAGGATTTCAATTTCATCATCATTTCTGTCAAATACAAGCTGTCCCTTTTTAATATAATCCTCCAGATCATTGTCGATCGGCTCAATGGCAAATTCACCATCGTACACTTTACCCTCGCAGGATTTGTTTACTGCCGTAGCACACTCAGCCCCGGTCAGCCAGTATACTGCAGATGCTTCGGACCATCCTTCATCTGTCGTTTTGTTTGGTGTAGAAATAACGCCCATATAGTCAGCATCCGACTTGTAAAGCACCAGCTGGAACTTCTTACCAACCTCATCACGCATACGCTTTACATATGCCACATACAGCTTCTTGGTTACCTCGTCAGTAATCACAACGCCCATCGTATTAAATCCGTAGGCTTCTGTCTTTGCCTGATACTTCGCATGCGCATCACCATCGACCGTACCATTAGTTCCACCGGTCAGTGCCGCGGATGCAACTGCTGCAAGTTCCATGGATTCTGTTTTAAAAGAAACATAATCATTGTCTTTCAGATCAGCCGCTTTCTTGACATTCTGCACCTCAATACGGGATGTATCAAGATATGTTGTTACATTCCATGAATCCGGATCATCTATATCCTTTGCGATGGAGATCTTGATATCATTTCCACGGATACCGGTGTACTTTGCCGTAGCATAGTCATTAGCCGCTTTTACCCCACCGCCGTTTAACCGGTATGCATACAGTACCAAGGTGCCCCCGGCAAACAGATCCCGTAGACCTTTCATTTTTTCATCGGTATATCCATATCCGAAGATCTTTTTCGAATACTTCTGCATATCCCCTTTGGTAACTTTTAAAATTTTATCTTCTGGTCCCCAGTCAAGTTCCAGCGGCATTGTTGCAATACCACGGTCCGACAGTGCCGCGGATGCAATCCCTGCGCTTACGACATTGATATACGCACCCGGGATTACTTTATTCTGGGTTACCCATGTTCCTCCGCCAAATGACATTTATCTCACCTCTTTCTTCAGATAATCGCCGATGATCTTATCCACCTGCACGATCGTATATGTCTTTCCGTTTTCCAACAGTGCCTCCAACAGATCCCGCTTTTTCTTATAGCGTTTGGATTCTGCCAGCTGCTGCTTTGTAAATACATCCGCAGATACCTGTGGTTTTACTTCTGTATTTGTTTCACCCATATCGCACCTATCCTTTCAAATGTAATATTGTTGTCATAGTTTCCATAAGAGGAGCCGGAGTCTCTACCTTGCGGACGAAATAATTGTAATTTACAAAGAAATTCAGCACTCCGTCTGTAATCTCATGATGCATGTCCGTCCCTCGTACCGGCCTGTCTGCATCCAAAGGCGTAATATTCTCCAACGCCCATAACATACGATCAGCTACATCGCGGCATTCACTATTCGGATTGTCCTCCGATTCCGGGAAATACTGTATACAAAATGGATTGTCCATCAAATACCGTTTGGATGGGAAATCTGTCTTGGATGGATTTAAGAGGGTAATAAAAAAGCAAGGCTCTTTCAAGTCCTGCTTTATTTCCTCTGTATAAATTTCATAATCATCCCCAAACTCTTGGTTCAGGGCAATTGCTATCCCGGCTATCACGTTGTTAATCATTGAATGTACCTCCCAAGAACTCTTCCAGTCTCTTTTCCAGTAACCCAGGAGCCATACGTTTGATTTCATTTTCAGAAATAGTCATCATAAACTGCCCTTTAACCCATCCGTTATGGTTTGCTGTTCGATGTCCGAATTCTACAAAGCTCGCATACTCAGTTGGATTCATAATTTTAATGGTGTACTGGTTCCCTGATTTTGTAACTTGAATGCTATCAACAGCCGCCTGTACTCCTTCTTTATTACCTGCAGTCCACCCTCTTCGAAGAGTACCACCAACCTTGCCTGTACTTGCTGGATATTTTCCTACAGGTGTCCTTTTGATTACCTTTGTGAGCAATCTGGCCGCAAGTTCCTTTGCACATGATTCACAAAAAGAATTCCTTGTATCCTCGCTGCCTGCCAATCTATTCAAATTTTCCTGAAACTTCACCAGTTCCCGCATATCCACGCTTCCCATTCCCATCATGCATACCTCTCTGATAATTGCAACACAATCTCCTGATGCGTCGGATATACTGCTGCCACACTGCCGCATTTATAGTTTTGTGTCACACCAGCCTGTGTTACTGTAATCTTTGCTCCCGGCTTGATCTGCACGTCCGGAGATAAAAACAGCTTTGTGACCTGTGCCGTCTTTGCTGCTGATTCCGTCTGATCCACTGCACTAACACTGGAATATGATAAGCGGCATGGTTCATCTTCCAATACCACCACATCTTTTTCTGTTGTAATTCTGGTTTTTGGATCTTTCAATTTCTGATGCTCCATAACCGTACATCTGCCATCATATGTGGCTTCCTGGACTTTCCTTGCAAGTGCCTGTGCCTGCTTGATTGCATCCGCGATCATTTCCACGCCACCTTCCTGTATCTGTTTAGTGAGGACTTATAATTTTTCAGCACTGTGTCTTTGAAATTAGCATCTACATACTGCTGGAAAGATGTAGAGGTATCTCCCTCAGAAATGGAAGAAACCGCTCCAACTGCTGCCGTCTCGCTTCCAATATTCTCATTCCGGTACAGATCCATCGCCATGCGGTATCCGGTGTTCACCAGTCCTTTCGGCATTTCCTCCACATGACAATAGTTCTTTATGGTCTCCTCTACGTCCGCAATGACAAATTCAAGAATCACATTCTTGGAATCATCCTCAATTCCAAGAAGTGCCTTTAACTTTGCCAGATCCATAGGCTTACCCGATCTTGTGTTTGATAGCCACGATTCTAAGCTGCTTCGGCTCATATACCGGCTTCCAATTCTCTGCCATTGCAAGTTCTGCCCTAGTTGGAGTTTCCACATGCTCACGTTTTGCACCAGTGTATGCAATTCCTCTCGGATGCAGGATAAACGCTTTACGGTTAATCAGATAATCCACACCGCCACCTGTCTTCTTGTCACGATCCGTCTCAGTAGCTACATGACCGACCGGAGAACCATTACCATAGGCAACCGCTCCATTGCCAAAAAGATATGTTGTGTATACTCCATCTTCAACCGGGCAGCCATCATCCACGGTCACACGTCTTCCCTGGTAAGTATCAAATTCCACATCGGTAGAATCACGCTCGGTCTCAATCAGATTCAACTTTTTCAGATAAGACTTTGTTGCAGAGTGCATCGCCACACCAGTAAGCTGTGCCTGTGCATCTCCAAGCATCTGACACGCGTCAATAAATGCGGATGCGCTGATCTGCTTTGCTGCATCTGTCTTTCCTGTGGACAGATCGAGAATATGATCCGCCATTCTGGTCTCTGCTTTCGGTGTTCCGCTTGGATCTGCCGTGGTGGTTCCAAACACCCCCGCAAGAATCGCAATCAATTCTTTCTGCATATCGCGCGCCCAGTACTGTGCCACCAGATCACCGATCGCTTTCATCGGGTCCGCTCCGGCAAGTGCTGCGGACAGGTTAGTTGCTGCCCACATCTTCTGACGAAGGATTGTGGTGGATACATCTTTGTTAGAACCGATCTTTGCCGGTGTCATTTCTACATCCTCAAGTGTTGGCTCGGATTCTCCCTGTAAATCCTCAAAAAACGGCATATTGTGTGTCCTTGCCGCCTCAGATGCCAGTGTATCAAATTCCGGGCTGTTTACCACGATCCCACTCTGGAAAAACGCGGACAGCTCCATCGTTCTGTTGATCACATACCGGTTAAAAAGCTCCGGTACGATCACGTCTGCAATTTTTGTAATTGCCATAGAAATTTACCTCCTTAAATTGTTACCCCTGCGGCTGCAGCCATTGCTTTCGCCTGCTCCGGGTTTGATTTTAAAAGTTCACCCTGTTTGGTCAGATTGAACGTCTCTTTTGCGAACGGATTTGTAGTTCCGGCTCCTCCGGTACCGCCCTGTGGATGATATGGTGGTTTCTGCTGTTCCTGTTTGAACAGATGCGCCATTGCCTTATCTTCCTTATACGGTTTTACTGCATCCTCTACACCAACCGGTTTACCTTCCTTGTCAAATGTGAACTTGTCAAGCCCACCAGCTTTGTAGATCAGATAATCCGGATCAAGCACGCCCTGTTTTGCAAGGGAATCTTTCAGCGCATAGGTCTTTGTGATCTGCTCATTGGCTGTCTGCTGCTTTTTGAGTTCTCCCTGCAAATTGGTAATTGTTGTCTGCAGCGTCTCGTTGTCTGCATTGTTCTTTTTTAATTCTCCAATCGTAGTATTGAGCGTTTTGATCTGACCGGCAAGATTCTCTTTTTCTGCCACGGCGGTATCATACTTACCTTTGTCAACATACTGACCAGATCCAAGATCTGCGATTTTCACCTGCTTCTCCTTATTCTCCGGCTTTCCGTTATAGGCATTGACGGTATCAGACACCTGCTTATAGAGATCCTCTCCTAAAATGTCTTTTAAAAATTCCATAGTTTCCTTTCCTGCACCGTTTTTAAGTGTGGTGTCTCCACAGCAGTATGCAGTTTTGATGCCATGCATAAGGGCAAATTGCCGCAGTTTAAACGTCATAAGGCTTTCGGACAATATAAAAACAGGACTGCCGGAGAAACTTACTTAGCGTCACCTCTGCGCTGTTCGGTTCATAGATTTCCGGTTGCCCTGTTATTATTGATTTTGGGTATGAAAATACCACCATATCATTTCTGACTGGTGGTAACTTTCAATTTTACATTTCTATCATTTTCCGGATCAGTTCCAGATCTGTCACTTCAAGTGTCACAGTTCCTTTCAACGGATCTATATCTTCAAAACGAAGTCCTGAGAAAATCAGTCTTTCACAAGACTGCTCCCCCTGCACATCTCCAACTGCTTCATATACTTTTCCTGCATTAAACTCATCATCTGTCTGATATTCAATATTCTGACATAAAATGAATGATGCATAGATTTTCTTTTCTCCTTTACACCTTCTACCAAGAACAGGTGTCATACTCTGGTGTTCTGTAATTTCGATTTTCCCGGTAAATTGTGCAAGTGGCAACCGTCTGCCAGCTGTGATCACATTCAATGATGCGTTTTGAACATCTAATGTTTTTATAAGTTTCACCATACTATCACCCCTGCTTTTCTTCAAAATGCGGACATTTTACATTTTTTCCATTCCAAATTTCAGATGGAAGATTTTTGGGATAAGCATCACAATATTTTGAAAAATCGTTTCTTGAGCCTCTGTATTTACTGCAGTTCAAACATACGCAAAACAGATTCAGCTTATATCTATCTATTTCATATGGTTTATATTTGCTCATGACAATTACCGCCTTTCAAATCTAGGTTTGACATTATATAGTTCATACAATCTTTCCCAAGCAGCCTCTCCAAGTAATATGATCGCATCCTCTTGTTTCATTCCATGTTTCACTTCATCATAATATTTATCTTGTAATTCATATATAATTTCGTCATATGTATCACTAAATGTCTTGAAATCTGGAAGTTTTTCTACCTGTTCATTATATTCTAACACATATGTACCGTTTTCCCCACAGGTTCTGAAACTTTTGACTTTATAATTTACCAGCAGATACAGATCTTCTGGGGACGGCGGCGTACTCAATGGATGATTATGAGTAACATCTTTTCCTTTCATCATTTTAAGCTGATACTTCGTAAATTCTATAGTATCCTCATTTCCCAACTGGCAATTTACCGCTTTCCCATTGTCAAATATAACTCCAACCTCATGGTCGAACTTGCAGATTTCCGACTCGACCGTATCCACATTTTTACCCTTAAAATCATAATAGTTCGGGTTGCTTTTATTATTGTTTGTGATAATCCCCAACCGGTCTTTCGCTGCATTGTTACCATCTGCAAAAGAGGATTTCCACTCTTCATATGTCATATTGCCTGGTACATAATATGTTTTTCCATCTTCACCACGCGCTGCACGTTCTCCCGGCACTCCAAAATCATCTTCAAAGTATGGGCAGGTACACCCACGGCAGTTCGGATGGAACGGCGGAGCTGTCACACCAATTTCATACTGACTCATAGGGAAATGCTGCCCGTCCATAGAACCACAAAGGCTGCATGTAAAACTATCTAATGTTTCCAATATTTCAAACTGTTCCACCCCAAGTTCTGCAAAACAATCCTTTTGCGCTGCATTGGAAAAAGCCGCCTGTTCTGTCATAACCAAGCGGCCCGCGTTCTGTTTTGATACATTCATCTTCCGTGCCAGGGCATCAATCGTCTTCTGCGGATCAGCCCCGGTAATTATGTTCTGTACCATGGTGGTGTTCAATTCATTGACCAGCTTCTGTTTGTTCGTCCAGATCCGGTCTGAAAACGTTTGCCCGTCTGCCGCCCAAGGCTTATGGACCACTGTATCAATCAGCCGATCATTCGGGGATGTAAAACTCCATCCGGTTCCAATCCCCTTCTGAATCTCATAGGCAGTATGGAAAAATCCCGCCTGATAAACATTGCGCAGAGTGGCATCCACACTATCCAACTGATTGCCGAACATCACTTCCACAGACTGCTGCATCTGTAGCTTCAGCGATTCCAGTCTGTTTATGTGTGCTTTTGCGGAAGCGTTTTCCAATTCCTGCACCCACTGGCCATTGATGGCATTTTCTTTTCCATACTTGATGTACTGCTGCACGTCCCACTTTAATTCCTCAAGTTCATTGGAATTCAACAGCCTATGTGCTTCTGCAAGAGAAATTTCATTGTTTTTTGCAAACCGCTGATACCATGCATTTATCTTTGCCTCCAACTGGCTCTGCGCGATCATATACTGTTTTTCAATATCCTTATAGCACTGTAGCCCTTTCCGATGTTGGGATTCTTCTATTTGCTTAAAGCGTTTCTTCCAGTAGGTACTATTTTTCATCAGCAGCCCCTTTATTTTGCATAGTAGAACTTAGGAATACATATCAGGTAGATTTTCTGTCCATAAATCTCTGCTTTAATTACTCTGATGCCTAAAAGCCAAAAGAACAGGATTAAAATTCTACCAATAATCGGCTTTATAAGCTCTATTTCAAGCTCTACTCGAATTATCTTGATTTTGTGAGTTTTTCTGATTTTCCTCGGCATCACTATCTTTGCCATCCCCACTTCCTCCGCTTTTAATAAATGCTCCTGCATACAGATCAGCCTTTTCTTGTGCTTCTTTTTCTTCCTTTTCGATCTGCTTCAATTCTTCGTCTGCGTCCTCAACAAGCGGATGATTTTTCAGAATCGTCTTTTTGCTGACAATCCCAACTGAATCCCTGCAGATCTGCGCCTGTTCCGTATCGTTCTTGATGCAGGTACGGGTCCATGTCTGGATAATCGTGCCACAGGAAATGCCAAGTGCCTTGCAGATTGCCCGGATGAGCCGCGCAAACCCAAGCCGGAATTCCGTTTCCATCAGTCCTGTTTTCATCTCTAATAAGCTGTACATAAATTTCAGTGCTTCACCCGACTGATTCCCGAAGTTCTCCGGCTGCGGGTCAAAGCCCTGTCCCTGCTCAAAGATTGCCTTTCGGGTAGCTTCCAGCACACTGTTTCTGGCTTCAATCGGAATTTCAATATTGAGAGTAGAAACCGCACCGCCCTCATCCCCGTCTACCTTGATGGTCTTATATTTTTTCAGGTCTGACAGGAAGCTGTTCAGATCTTCCCCTCCGTATCCGGATAACACAAAAATCAATTCCTGTATATCATCCAGATCATTAATAAAACCGCTGTAGACCTTATCATATACGTCTATCAGCGGCTTTATGTTACGTAGATCATCAGTATGCACATTGTTGTTATAAAACGGAATAAACGGCACCTCTCCAAAATCATGTCTGTAGCTGGCAGTCATCTCTCCGCTGGCAGGATCAATAAACATGTCATAATACGCAAGCATTTCCAGTTCATCACCGGTTCTTCTCAGGAATGCCTGGCATTCTGTGTTCGTCCAGTATTCGTACACTGTGTAATTATCTCCGGTATCCTCATCAATATCCGGATACACGCGCATGGCACCAATCAGACGTCTTTTCAAACTCCTGTCAAATACCGGGATAATCTGTGCACTTGGAACTACCGCCCATTCAAAACCGTTATCGCCTGTCCAGTAATGTACCCAGCCGATTGAAGTATTTGCGGCATTCACACACAATCCCATGCAGTTCTTGGCATATTCGTCCCCAAGCGCTTCCGTAATGCGCTTGTTTGCTGTCACATTCCCCACATCGAACAGTGGTGGGGCTGTGAATGCATAAGACGCTTTCTGGTTCACGATCAGTCCGTGGAAGTTCCGGGGAATCCGGTTGTCTGCGTTGCGCAGCGGATTGTCGGGTTCCTCTTTTTTCTCATTTTTCTGCTTATCGCGAAACAGTATGTCCGTCTCATTGCGGTAATAACGTTCTGCTATATCCGCACGTGTCACAAATGCCACATGACCGGGCTCATATTTTTTTATCAGTTGTTTCATTGTATCAATATCCATTGTTACCTCACTTCAAAATACCGATGCTTCCCGGCTTGCGAATAATTGTATAGCAGAAGTACCGCAGTGCATCCATTGCATGATCGTGCTGCTTCACCGGTTTATCCTCTCCACGCTCAGATGCTTTCTGATCCCATATGTACGATCCAAATTCTTTAATTGTGTTCTGGCACTGATCACTGATTGCGATTTTTCCCTGATTCAACAATGATGCCACAAATCGGATGCCATCCAGTACGTCATTTTTTGCTTTCTTGATTGCATAACCACGCTTTTTCAATTCTGCTATGAACGATGCTGCAGACGGGTCAATGATGATCTTTACCGGTTTTATCCCGGCAAGCCATTGTTCCAGATCATCCGCATACTCGCTATCCGTTTTCTGCCTTTCTTCATCACGGCCGGAATAATAATACTCGCGACAGCATACCCATCGCCCGGAGTGCTCTTTACACCACAACAGGAATACAGTTGCATTCTGCGTACCATAGTCACACGACACATAATAGTTCGCATTGACCAGATTATTCAGACTGGAAAGCACATGCTTGGCAGTGTCGAACATATCATAGATGATGCCCTCTGCCATCGCCCATAACCCAAGAATGTACCGGCGATAGAATACACCGGTGTACATACTTCGATATCGTTCTTTGATTTTCTCCGAGAGGCTTAGGTTGTCATCCATCGTAAAATGCAGATACAACAGATGCTTTTCTTCTCGCTTATCAATCCATCCGGTCTTGAACCAATGATATGATCCATCTGGGTTGCAATTGAACCAATATTTTGAACCGTCAACAGAACATCGTCCGGTTGCCTGGTTCACGAAGCTTTCCGGCATCAGCGCAACTTCATCAAAAAAGACCCCAGCCAAGGTAATACCTTGAATGAGATCCTGCGATCTTTCATCCTTGCCGCCAAATATATAGAAATAATTGGTCACGCCACCTCGGGAAACAATGACCAAATTGTCAGCTCTGTGATCTGCCACGGTATAACCGCGGCTACGGAGCATCAGCTTAAGCCAAAATAGTACATTTCTACGGAAAGAGCCAATTGTCTTACCACACATACCGAAATTTTCGCCGTCAAATGAGTTCATCGCCCACATAACAAACGAAAGTGACATGCTCACTGTCTTTCCAGATCGAATAGCACCATCGGCGATAATACCATCCTTATCTTTAACCGGAGAATCTTCACACCACCAGTTCAATACCTTGCGCTGCTTCTTGGAAAATGGCTTGAACTTGAAAATCCGCTTGATCTTACTGATTCTCTTCATCGCCCCAGTCCTCCGCAGCTGTGCCGTTCAGAGCATCAAGGAACCCATCGTCTGCAATCTCCTCGCCATCGTCTGTCTGTACCTTGGCTTTCAGTAATGCAATCTCTGCTTTCTGCTTGTCAGTCGCAAGATCCATATGATCCGTAAGCCACTGCAAGGCTTTCATTCGGTCAGCAAGTTTTACCCTTACGCCGTCCTTACCCTTGGATACTTCGGAAATGATCGTTCCGTCCACGTCCGCATCATTCTTGATATTGACATGGCTTACTGTGATGGTCTTTCGCTCTCCTGTGTCCAGGATCACATCCACATCCTCATTTCCAAACTCTACAAAATCAGTCACATCTGCAAAAGCAATGTCCATGTACTTCTGGAATACATCGGATTCACTTAGGAACTCTCTGTTGAGACGGTCCTGTTTCAACCTATGGATTTCCTGTTTTACTCCATCTTTCTCCAACAAACGATAGCCTATGGATGCTGCAGTCGCATAATCAACACCGTACGCTTTCTGGTATGCCTTGGTAGCATTGAAGCATCGGATGTAATGTATGCAAAAAAGCTGTTGCTTATCGGTCAATTCGGTATTCTGTATTACCTGCTTGACTTCATCAGCTACAGCCTTGTCCGTAACGTTCTTTTTGCTTTCCGAACGTTCGCTTTTCTTTTCCGAACGCTCGTTTTGTTGCTCGCTATCCCAATGGTATGTACTTTTCCATCTCCGAACTGTCCCGGCAGGAACCTCTAGTTGACTTGCAATCTCAACCAGCTTCATTCCACCCTTATACAGTTCTCGGGCCTTTTCTGCCTTTTGGTTCGGACTCCTTGCCAATAGTATCACCTGCCTGTTTCTTTTATAGGGAGAAGTGGGACACCCCTGTGTTTCATGATGCCCCAGTAGTTAAAAGACGAAAAAAGCGCAAGGGGAATCATTTCCTCTTACGCTCTTTCACGCTACAATCATACCACAGATAAGTGTATCATTGTGTATCATCTTTCGTTTTTTTGACCAAAATTTCATAATATCCACCCGTCGGATTGAAATGTTTCAATGCCCTGGCGTGAATCCGATGGACCTGTGCCCACTGATATCCCATCTTCACACAGATTTCTTCCCAACTTTGTCTCCGAAGGTATCTGTATGTCAATACCGCCTTTTCCGTCTCATCCTCTAAACGCTCAATATCTGCGAATATATCTGCATATAGATCTATGCGCTCATACCGTGCTTTAATAAGTTTCCTCTCCAGCTCGTCCAACTTTGCAGCGTAGTCAGAGAGATCTTTCTGATCATGGGCATGTGGCATATCATCCATGACAAGCGCCGGTGCCATCTTGTCTGCTCTCAACTGCTCAATTTCTTCCTCTATCCGGCGCGCAGCACTGACCGCTGGTGTATATGATCGCAGATACTCCTTTTTCAGTTCGTTTTCTTTTTCCACGCTTCTCCCTCCCTGTTCAATTACTACTCTATAGTAATTTTAACATGGAGATTTCATGGATTTGTACCAATTTGTGTTGCTAAGCAATTACTATAACTGCAACCATTGCAATAACAACGCCCCCCATAATCAGCATAAATTTACTCTTAATAATTCTTTCTGTAAAGCCTTTTCTGAAATCGCGTTCGTACTGAATTAGAGAATCTAATTGTGGTTGCATGGCAATCGCAAAATCGTGCAATTTATTCTCATCAAATATCAGTTCCGCACCATCTCTTTTATAATATTGTCCATTTGTAA